ACATCTAAAAACCAAGCAAAAAAGACTAGGAAAAGTCTAGAAAAACAAACTACTGACGCCATGGAGACTGTAAATAAATTTAAAAAGAACCCAAATAATAAACCAGAATCAAAAGAGCTCAAATTGAACAAGAAAAAATTCAAGTAGTTCTGCGTTTTTTGGTGGGTCTACTAGTCGATGGGGAACACATTATATTTAAATTTTTAGTTAATGCACTCTTTTTTTCTGTTAAATTTTTATTATTATTGTTCACAAGAGATTCAACTAAAAAAAGTGTGTTTAGTGGAGGAACTTTAACATTTTTGTTTTTTTCATATTTTTTTATGTGTTCAACGAGTGCGCTGTAATGTCTTTCTTTTTTAATCATTTTCATTAATTTCGTTTTTGGTATTAATGGTGGAAGAATAAAATTTCTATTGTTCACCATTTATATTATAAACATATATATTAATAAAAGTGCTCTGTGCGATAAATCTTAGCTTCATATTCATTATCCTTACCTAAAATAGAAAGTCTTTCACCTCCATACAACTCTCTACATCCAACACTTGAATCCATGCAGTCCCTGTTATCATATGAAATTGGGACTGGATAGATATTGTTTGACCCGGGGGAACCAGTTGTGGTATAGTAATTGTAACTGTCTCTTCTCCCGAATACCTCCTTCCCGTAGAGGGGTAAAGTATCATTTGCTTCTGAATCAAACAACAAACCAATTTGTTGTGTTTGTCCAGGTTTCCATATTTTTAATGGGGGCCCACGAAATTCACGCGAATCTCTTATATCGGGGCGTTCTTTTTCCATGTGTCTTTGCCATCTATCAACTGGGACAACATTTACATCAGCTGGTGCTTCCATTTGAACAATCATTGGTTTTTTATCAAATACACCTGCAAGATATAATATTATAAATGTTGAAGCAAGAGTTAATAAAAAATACATAATCATGCTTGACTGTTTCTTGCTGAACTTCTTCATCGTTATAATTACTTAAGATTATTATTTAAAGAAAATAATGTTCTTTAATTAAGGCATGAAGATATTAGGTATAGATATAGGATATCACAATCTAGCTTTAGTTTTAGCTGAATGTAGTAAAACTGAAGTTAATATTATTGATTGTAAAAAAGTTTCATTAGAAGATTACAAATATATAAAATCTAATGATATTGTTGATTTAGTTCCATTGATGATGGATGAACATAAATATTTATTTAACCAGGCACATCAAGTAATTATTGAAAGACAACCACCTGGTGGTTTTACAAATGTTGAGTGTCTTATTAATTATATTAGTCGTCCCAAATCTATTTTGATTTCACCCAATGCAATGCATGCATTTTTTGGTTTTGGACATTTAGATTATGAAAATAGAAAACACTATACAGAAAAAATTGCGTTTCAATATTTGAAAGATAACGAATATTATATGAAATTAGACAGAAAACATGATATAGCAGATGCAGTTTGTATGATTTTATTTCAAAATCATAAGAATACACAATTATTTAAAAGAAATGATTTAATTGAAAGATCAGTTTTCAGCGAATTCCTTTATACGAAGCCTACCAAGCCTCCATTGGGTGAACATCCAAAGGAGGAAAAAAATAGTTTTAATTAATTCTTTTGATTTATTGTTGTCAAGTTTATAAATTGGACTAATTATTTGTGAAGTAAAAGTTTCTGAAGAATCTTTACCAGTTATTTTAGCTTCTAACTGCGTTAAAGCACAAGTATCATCATTCATCATCCAGTGGAAAAATATAATAACCATAATGATTGAAAAAGCCCTTAATTGTCTGGGCTGTCCCACAAATGGTATTAATATTCCTGTAAGAAGTATTATTAGATGAACTAGGAAAATAATGTTCATTTAATATAACTCAGAAAAGAATGATGGAGCAGGATAAAAAAATTGCTGCGCGAACAAGAGAGTGGTACCCCGCCCAAGAAAAAATATTAAAAACTTGGGGTGAGGCTGCTGCGTGTTATAGATTCATGAATTACAAAGCATTTTTGATGTACAAAAAATCATCAATGCGTTTTACATTACCTGTTATTGTTTTGTCAACTATCACAGGTACAGCCAACTTTGCACAAGAACAATTTCCAGAAAGTATTAGGCCTATGGTTCCCTCTATTATAGGAGGTATGAACCTTATTGCGGGTCTTATTGCCACTATCATGCAGTTTTTGAAGATTAACGAACTCATGGAAAGCCATCGCGTTGCTTCCCAGTCATACGGTAAATTGTCAAGAACTATTCGTTTAGAATTGTCTTTGCCATTGAGTGAGCGTTCAATGGATGGAAGAGACATGGTAGAGTTAATGCGTGCGGAATATGACCGTTTGATAGAACAGTCTCCACCAATCCCAACACCCGTCTTAGATCAATTCGAGAAGGAATTCAAGGATTCCAAGATTTTCAAACCAGAAATTATGCATATTCAACCAATTGATCCATTCAAGGCGATTATGAATACTGCGACAAAAGCAAAACAGATTTTCAATGAAAGTAAAATGAAGGACGAAGTTGTAGAAGCATTGGGTGGTCAGTTGAGAAAGAGACTCCCATCTCCAGCGTCCCAAGAAACACCAGCGACCAAATCAGTTAAGGAAGAATTAGAAGACTTGAAGAAGACTGGTTTTGTCTCTCTCCAAGGCAAGGTTATGCAAGAGTTTAAACAAAAAACTGAACGAATGACTGGCCAAGAATTAAAGGAGGTTGTCACCGAAGAACCTACTGAAGAACCCCCGAAAGAAGATTAAGAATGTAAATAAGTAATATCAAAACCATGATATTGAATAGAACAAAACATGCAATGTATGGTGCTATTTTCCTTTTTAAAGGTTTGAGCACCTTTTCATTTAGAGCTTTGTTCTCTAAAGCCATATCAATAGCCTGATTAGTGAATTCATCGATGGATCGGTTCATTAAAATACACTCTGAAAATATTTCGGGTAAAAAGTCAATGCACACAAAGGAAGAAGAAACACTTAGAAAACTAGTAGGGGAGAACAAAAATATTTTTATAAGTGGGCCTTCGGGTGTTGGTAAGACTAATTTAGTAAAAAATGTTTTAAATGGAACTAAATATTTTGAACTAGATAGTCTGACTCTAAGATTTTATTATTTATGTGGAACAGGTATATCTCATATTTTTATAGATAATTATGAAGATGACATAGCGTTTAAAAAAATAATAGATGAAATATCTGAAGGAATTAAAAAAACAAATGGAGCAGTCATTGTTGAATCCCAAAAGTTTCACTTGATTCCAAATTTTGAAAACATTATATTACAAAAACCGAGTGTAGAACAGTTGTTAGATTTGTTAGATGAGGGTGATGATTTAGAATTGAATAGAGAAAATGCAGTGCGATGTGATGGAAATGTTAGGGAATTTATGATGTATAAAAATATACCGATTACGACAGATAAATTTTTTACGACAAAGGGGTATATAACAGATATATTATGTTCCCTAGACTCCATAAAAGTAAAGGACACACTTCAAGAACATGGTAGTTTTTGGGATGCCATTCATGAAAATTATTTAGATTCTGAGGGATGTAATTATGTTGAAATAATGAATTCCTTATCTCTTGCGGAAGCACACGACATCATGATATATGAAGGAAATTGGGAATCGATGAGATATTTTGTAAATGATGTAGTATCTTATCCTAAATTCTATATGGGTTCCTCCCTCGACCCAGATCAAATAAGACCTGGGAGTTGTTGGTCTAAAAGAGGAAATCAAAGAATGCGTCTTCGAAAAGTAATGCAAATTCTTAAGAAGGGACCACAATGCATGCATAAAGAACATCTCCATCTTTTAAAAATATATGCTCAAAAAGGGAACATAGATATACTCAAACATTATAACATAACTGCACAAGATTTTGATATTGTTAATCACATATGTGTTCAAAATAAATTAAAGCAGAGTGACGTAAATAATATTAAGAAATGTCTGAGGAAATAGAAGAAACATGCACTTTGGCTCCTCGTGTCATTGGAAATGAAATTTTGTTTTTTAGTGATATAACTGAAGAATCTATTTTAGATTTTTTGGAAGCATTTAAAAAACTTGAAAATGAAACACTGAAAAAGTATGTGGATAATCCATGTGCTAAGCCATGTATTAAAATTACCATTAACAGTGGTGGTGGTGATTTGTTTTCTGGAATCGCTGCTATGAACGTCATTGAAAAATCCCGTGTGAAAGTAATAACCGAGGTTCAAGGAAGTTGTTGCAGCGCAGCAACTTTCCTTTTGCTCGCTGGTCATGAGCGTCGCATGGGTAAAGATGCATTTGTTTTGATTCACCAAATAACGACTGGTCAGTTTTGGGGAAAATTCCAAGAACTTAAGGCTGAGTGCGACAATTGTTCTAAGTTTATGAAGAGAATTGAAACAGTTTATCGAACAAAAACTAAAATACCCGATAAACTATTTAAAAAGATGATGAAGAGAGATGTCTTCATTGATTCGGCTGAATGCATTAAACATGGAATCGTTTATGAGATTGCTTAATGGTCACATATCTTTTATAGAGATACATAGACATAAGTATTATAATAATAACACTAACTGTATTTAAATCAAATTTTATATCCCTGGGTGGAGGTTGAAGTCTCTTCATTCTTTCGTAATCAACAACCGCGAATGTCATTATTAAAGAGTAGAGAATATAATTTACCAAAATGAACCGAATTGCTGTAGACATCGATGAGACCCTTCTTCACTTTCTTCCAAATATGGCAAAGTTCCACAAGATGGAACTGCCACATAAGAAGTTTAGATATGTCTACAGAAATATTTTTGATATAACCGAGGCTCGGTCAAAGAGAATGGTTATTGATTTTTATAATTCCCAAGAGTTCCATGATTTGGAACCAATGAAGGGTTCTCAAGAAAAACTATTGGAATTAAAGAAAAAATGTAAAAAACTTTATATCGTTTCGGGAAGACAATATTATGTAAGACAAAGAACTGAAGACTGGATTGAAAAACATTATCCTGGTATTTTTGATGATGTTGTATTGACAAACAGTTATACGATACATGAAGTTTCTAAAGTTGATATTTTCCGTTCTCTAAATATTGATGCCATGGTTGATGATGATTCCATGGTATGTTTAGAAAGTGCAAGATCT